TAGAGTACAGAGGCGTTAGCACAATCGATTTGTACGATAACGTATTTACCAGTAGTTGTACCGGCGAAATAGTCGCTCTTACCATTTTGACTGGATCTGCTGCCAGTAGCCAATACCTTACCGATAATCGCGTACTGACCAGTAAGAGATGCGGCAGTTGTGGGGGCCAATCCAGTAGCTTTACCAGCATTAGCAGAAATGAGTAAGTGAGAATTGACAACCATGTTAGCGTCAACCCAGTCGATAGCGGTATCGGCTAGAGTAAACATACCGCGAGTGGCGACTGGAACAGCTTGTCCAGAGAGAACGGCTTGTAGCTCTTGTCTCTTTACAGGATTGTAAAGGAGCTTTTCACCATTTTCATCAAAAGCAAGTGTTTGATTGAGCGTAATACCAAGAACAGGAGCGTCATTGGTAGCCGCAGTGAAGGTAAGAGGAACGCTAGGATACTGAGCGGCTCCAAGGAATGGATAGTCAGTCTTACCTAGATAAGAGTTGGATGCATAAGTAATTGGATCTAGATCCAAGTTACCGGCATTTACCTTGACGAAAACACCAGCGGAACCATTACCATTGGTAGATGGATTATCATCGACGGTGCTGTTAGCGAACATATTGATAACATCAAAGTCGCTATACTGTCTGAATGGATATAATCTTAGTGACATATATTTTAGTATTTAATTGTTATGTTTTCTTTCGAAAAAGCCTTGGCGATCTTTTCTTTCCAAGAAGGTTGAGCTTCAGTAACTTCAATTTGACTAGAAATAACAGTAGCTTCTGTCTTAGCGTTAGCTAAAGCAGTTTCAACTTGAACTGTCTTTTCTGTGGCTTGAGCGACTGGCTGAACATCCTTAATTCTCTTGGCTAACTCAGCTTCAAGTCTGTCTTGGAAAGCTTTTTCTTGTTCAGTTTTAAAAGCCTTGCTCTTGTGTCTGTAAACTACAGAAAGTTTTTCTTTGTAAGAAGCGAAGGCTTCGTCCGAACCGTCTAAAGAGGTAATTTCTTTAGCCAAAATAGTTCTATCAAGATCATCGAAATCAAATTCTTGATCTAGAACGCCCATTCTTGTATTGAAAAGTTCTTGACTATTCTTGGCGGTAACAGCGGCTTCTAGTTCGCCAAGTTTAGAAATTGTGGCATTTAAATCGTCGCGCAATTTTTCGGCTTCAGCTACAGCCTTTAGTTTAGCTTCTTCAGCAGCTTGAAGCTGAGACTTGAATTCGTCATTCTTCGACTTGATGCTCTCAGCGATTTTGTGAGAGATGTTGGCAAGAGCCTCTTCATTGAATGAGACGGCTTCTTGCTTTTCCGCAAGAACGGTCTTAAATGCAGATAATATTTGTTCTAGATCCATAGTATTTATTTTAGATGTATTTACAGTAGTTTTTTGTTCTTGTGAAAATATTTTCTTATTTATTCGTAACAAATCTAATGAATTCACTTCGAAAGATTCGATTTCTTCAGCTTCGCTATCATTTTTAATTAAATCGGAAGATCCATCATCAATAATTACTCCTTGAACATCGGCAGCGGGATTTGTAGTGAATCCAATTCCCAAAGGATAAATGCGACCAGTAACCAAACGATAAACAGGCGTTCCATCGTTCATTACTCCAGGCCCATCGAATCCTCTTAGATACTTTTTAGATTCTTCTATTTGTTTTTTATCAGTAATGATTTCAGCTTGACTCAAATCAGAACTTCCAACTGCAACCATGTACTCGTTAAATCCAATTTCCCAACTAGCGCTTATTCTTTGGAATAAATGAGATTCAGGATCATTAGATTCCATAAGCGCATCAGCAAAGTTTCTATCGACTGTTTTATAAACGACAGCTGCCAAAGATATATTAAAAGGATTTAGCTTATCCTTTACCTCTTCATCTGAAAGAATTTCATTTGAACCAATTGCAGAAAACGCCGAATTAACGATGTGTCCAACTACTCTTTGTTTTTTATGTTCAATATTTGTAGGCTTGTGGATGAAATACTTTTTAAAAGCAATAGCAGTGTTAGTGTCAATACCATCACCATTCTTATTGAATTTATTAACCAGAGCCGCATTAAAAGCCGCTCCAATCAAATCAACATTAGCATCCAAATTAACAGACGAAGGAATAAGACTCTTTAGAGACTCTAAAGAAGCTTTTGATACGAGAACATTGTTATCAAAATTTAAACTTGCCGTTACAAAATTCTCAAATGACGTTCTATATTTAAACATAATACTTAATTTTACACTGAGTATTTAGTACTGTGATATAAAAGTGCAGCAGAATACGTTTCTAATTGATGTTCTGCGCCCAATTCTTGAATTTGAGATAAAATATTTACCTTATCTAATATCGATGGATCTTTAACAACACTAGAAGCCATAGTTGTCCAAGAATCGATTTCGCAACCTACAATAATTGCTTCAGATAAACTTTCAGCGATCTTTACTTGTTCTTCGTTTAGTTTTTTCTTCTTATATTTTTTCTTCAATTCTCCTTCGATAGTAGAGTATAAAGCTTTTGTTTTTTCCATTGTTTTTGCTATTGCGTCTTTAGCAAAAACAGATGCTTTTGCTCCAATAGGACGACCTCTTTCTGTTGGAGTAGTTGTTTTCTTTATTGGTGGCTTCGCTCCTAAAGCTGCATCTTCAGGCATTGCAGGAGGAATAACTGGAACACCACCAACAATTGGATTATAAAATCCTTTTTTACGTTCTTCGACAAACTTACTTTGAGCGGCAACTAGTTCTTCTTGAGTTGGATAAATACCTGTTTCGATGACCTTGATACCTTCTTCTGGAGGAAGAATTCCAAGCTCCATCATGCGAGTAACGACGCGATTGAATTGAGTTTCATCTTTAATTGACACTTCTTCGAATTTAGCAATAGGACATTTACCTTTAAAACCTAAATTCTTAAATATTAGTTCCATTTCTGGACGCAAGAAGTCGTACAAGAAAGCGTTTCTAGCTTCTTTGAGGCGTTCAAAAAATACTTGAGCTTTTACAGTGGTATTAGCAAACTTTTCAGAACCAATAAGAATATTTTGAAGACCTTCTTTGATGTCTTCATTTACTATTTTATATTTTTCATAACCTAAAACTTTATTTAAATCAGGAATAACGAATTCTGCTTTTGTAGTATAATCAGCAATAAGCACACGACCTACAGATTCATTGTTCAACAAGCCTTGCATAGCTTTTATGTTTTTATGATTGATACCACCCTTGCTTGGCTCAGTACCCATTGTTATCAATAAAATTACGTTCTCAATTGTGCGACAAATAGCTTGATCTATCTTTTTCATTTCCATCTTAAAATTGATGTCGTCCAAAACTGCAAATCCAAAAGGAACAGCAAAAGGCTCGTAGTCTTGTTTTTTATAAAAAGAATATATTACATCTGTTGGATTTAATTGAATCTTTAATCCATCTTGCGCCCATTGACCATTCTTGATCTTTGTCTGCGTTTCTTTATCTAAACTATTAAAAATTTCAACGTCTCTGTCGTTTTTTGGGTTCTGCAATCTTTCTAATTCGTATTCAGAAAGTATTTTTTCATAAACTACTTTTCTCCAAGAACTTGTTCTATTAACAGTAACATAAAAAGGATTCAATAGAATATATTGAACAGGAATTGAGTTTTTAACATCGTATGGAGTAGGATAATTATGAATCTCAACATTGGTTTCATAAGATCCGCCATCGTAGTTAGCATATGTTTCTAAAATGCTTTGAAAATCATCAATTGTAAATTTACCATTTACTTTATAAAAGAAAACGTTACCGCTTCTGTAATACTCACGAAAGTATTGATCTTTTACATTCCACATCTTTGTGTACTTCATCCATTTAGAAAAGAAATCGCGAGCTTTTTGGCTTCCTCCTTCTAAATAAATTTCCGCATTAGCGAACTCAGACATTATATCAACTGCATTTCTAAAAATCGCTACATTAGCATAAGCTTTTTGACACAATTCAATAGCATCGCGGATATTATATCCATTAACTGACATTTCGAAAGGCAACAATCCTTCACGAATATTCGCATACTTATAAATCTTTGGTCCTACATAAGCTAGATTTCTACGCAATGAAGTATTTCCATCTCCAGAACTAGATGAGGTATTTCTTTCGTAACTAGCAATACTTTCATAAAAAGAATCGCCAACAAAAGACGGTGTTGATTCGGTATTGTTGTTAATTAAATCTTCTAGATTAGAATTATTATTTTCTTTAGCACCTTTAGAAAACCTATTCCAATAAGACGATTTTTTATTATAAGAGCGACTCATATTCTTTATTTTACACTTATAACTTTAAAAGTGACTTTGAAAGTTGCTTTTAAGCTATAAACATTGGAGTAAACGTTTCTGTATTATCTTCTACAGTAACACTTCTCATATCAATTATAATCTTTGTTAGCCAATTTCCCAATACTAATGCAGAATAACTATCTTTTCTTGGTTTGTCTGGTCCAGACTTACGTTTTAAATTCGCTGGAAGATCAAAATTCTGCATACCTTGAGCCGAAGTTGTGATTTGTATAAGAGCGCATTCTGTTTTTGTTAAAAGTATCATGTCTGACAAATGCTCAACAAAGTCAATCATTCTTGCGCCAATATCTGCTTTATCCAAATCAGAGACATTGGAGAACTTAAGATTTTCTATACCTATTTTTTTATTTATCTGAGATTTATAATGATCGTCCATAGCTCTACTAGCGAAGTATATGCGACGATGATCGAAATTAGCTTGCAATAACTCATTAGCTTGACGTATCCAAGCTGATGTTGGCTTTCTTAAGAATACCATCTTATAATCTGATTTATTATATTCCATTTTAGCAGAATAAAGATTAGTTTGATATTCCTCTGACCTTTCAAACTCCGTAGCAATAGATTTTAATTCAATCTTTTCATCTTTAAATAATTCGCTTTCATTGCACGAATTCATGAACTGAACACCACCATTATAATCCATGCATATTGCAATAGTATTAAAATTCTTTAGGATATATAAAAAGTATTTAATATGTTCTTTTAATGAGGCTCCAGCTAAAGCATAAGAATGAACCAAAGTACCCATTTGTTTTTCATGATTAACTTTTATAACTTGAATTGCAAAATCATCAGAAGATTCCGTTTCTGACCAAGATGGATCGACGGCTACAATATACTCATCTTGTGGATTACCAACGACTTCTACAGATGGATTTTCTCCATCAGGAACTGTACACAATGCCATTTTAGATATTTTAAAATATCCAGAACTGTCATCTGTAAATTGAGCGCCAAACTCTCTTTGAAACTGCGACTCACTCATTGTAGCTTTTGCTTGATTGATTAGATTCTGATCGTACAACTGAACTGGAGCGCAATCATATGAAAATTGCATAACGCATCTTTTAGATGAATCTGTTGGCTTTGGATTATGTATTAAATTATCATACTGCTCAAATAATTTATATAAATATTCAAACTTAAAAGATGCAGAAGACAGCGCAATCAATTTATTGTTAGGCCATACATATCTATCTTCCTCTTTCATCTCGCCGCGCTCAATCAATTGAGTTTCTAGATTATACAATTCTGCGCGTTGAGTAGGATTTTGAACTACAGATAAGAACGGCACTATAACTTCATTATAAATACGTTCAGGCATCAATAGAAACTCGTCAATAATAATACGATGAAAACGAAAACCACGAAGCTTTTCACCATCACCCAAAGGTAATGCACGAATGCGGCTTTTACCTATTTCCATTAACCATTCGTCATTGTTTTTAGAAACGTGAGTGATGCATTGCTTCAATAAATAAGCTTCAGGCTTCGCCGCAATATCTTCGATCTTTTTAAATATCATTTTCGACTGACGAAACGAACGAGACATAATACCAATCTCAATACCTTGATTAAGAATAGCATCCAATATAGCAAAGATACCAGTAGTATAACTTTTACTCATACCACGCGACCAAACGCCTAAAAAATAATCACTTTCCAACATAGACTTTACTGCCATATGTTGAAATGGAAATAATTTTACTCCTGTAATTAAATCAGTAGTAAAAGTAATATTGTTTCTTAAGAATTGATAGAATAAAAGCTTTGCCTCACGCTCTTCAAGGAAGCCTTCTTTCTTAGAAAGCTCCTCGTTTGAAACGTAAGGGTTTTTTCTTATTCTTTGATTACCTGTTTCCCAACTCATGATTTAAAAAATATTGTAAATCTACCTGCCATAGATCTTTGCCAAAATATAGCAATTTTGGTATAAGTTCTATTGATTTTTTTCTGCTGCCTGTAAAGACGAACTGCACATGTCTCGGATACTTATGTGTTAATTCGCGCATGTTATGAAAAACATATTCTAAATTTGTTTTTCTTTTAAATTTTTTATGATTATTGATTATATCATCGATTGTTGTTTCTATGACTACAAATAGATATCCCTCAAGCTCAACTGTGCGTTGTATTTCTCTTTCAAAACGCTCAACCCCAGAAGCCAACGTTCCTAAGAAATCATTTTCGCTTTTTCTATCTACAAAAGTATAACTATATTTTTGATTATTTATTAAATAATCTCCAATAAATAGTTTTTCAACTTTTGTATTAGTGAATTCAAGAGGATCTTGTTCGCGAGTGTCCACTAAAACAGTTTCATTTTTTAAATTAACATTATTAAATGTTTTTGGCAAAGGCTTATTAAAAATAGGCTCTTTATCTAATGATTTACATACCGAATTATAAGAGCCAAAGTGTTTTTTATACAAATCAATCGTTGGCAAATTTAAAGACCTTAGTTCATTATAAAAAGGAGCATAAAAGTAATTTTTTACCTTTAATCTTTTTTTTAATATTTCTATATATTTTTCTTTAACAGTTTCTTGATTTTCATTTTTTTCCCACAGCAAAAATTCATTAAAGTCTAAGAATTCTGTGTTAAAATACTTGATTTTATTAACGAAAGGGATTGGATTTTTGTAATAAAGAGAAACTCTTGGATAATATTTACAATAATACTCTGCCTGATACATTCCATGCTTTTTCAAGTGAGCGTGAAAACATTTATCATTAATAAAAGACTCATTACATATCTTACATTCTGTCATATAGCGTCTTCTTTAGTTATTCCTAGTATTCTCGCCTTCCATGCAGACATTGTTTCAAGCCTATCAGCTTCTTCTTTGACAACTTTCTTTTGCATATCTGCTATCTGAATCATCATCTTTCTTTCATTTTCATCTTGAAACAACTCAACAAGACTAAGAATAGATGCGTTCTTTTGTTGATGCGATTCTATGCGCTTTGCGCGTTCACCATTCAACTTTTGCAACGACTTATCGATACGTTGGGCGCATTGATTATATTCTTCGCTAATAGTCTTTAATACTTCAGTAAGACGCATGGTAAAATCTTTTTGTTCTTGAGTATCATTGAACATTTCATTTACTTTGTTCTTTTTCATATCAATTTGTTTAAGATTTATATAATCCATGCAAACGTTGATATATAAATTGATTTCATCAATCGTAAGATCTGGCTTGTCCCAAACTGAACGAACGAATTCAGCCTCGAAAAGATCTTTATCATTTCCACTGCGATAAGAATCATAATTTTGAACAAAACGAGGACTGCCAAGATAATTTAATAGTTTTTCTAAATACTTTCTATGCTGCAAAGTTAACTTTTCTTCTGAAAGATCTTGACCTGCCCATTTATTTACTTTTTTAATAACAGTACCCAAGCTTCTTGGCACAACATATTTTTCATTTACTGCTGATTCGCTTTCTACTAGATATTCTGGATACTTTTCTTTGATATATTTATGAACCGCTCTGTATTGAGGAGTAATAAACACGTTAAGATTAGAAACTCCTGCTAACTCTTTAGAGAACAACAGTTCTGTAATCTGTTTTGGCGTAATGCCAGTCTTGATATTCTGATCAATAAATTCTACATGAGAGGTTGTTAACGATTCTGAGTCTGGTTTTGGTTTAGCTTTTTCTTTCTTACTTAACGATCCAGAAGAAATCATGTAATCTCTAACTGCTTTAGCTTCTCTAGATCTGCCTTGAAGATCTTCTCTATTATATAATAGATTTGCGATAACAACATAGTCTGTCAAACCTTCTTCTATTTTTTTATTAATAAATACTTTTTGTTCTTCAGATAAATTATTCATTGTTAAAAATATCGTTGTCTTTTATCAATGATTTGGCCTTTAAATATAACATCTTTTTTAAGTTCTTGATTTGTTTATATCCAGCCTTGCGACCCTTCTCACTTGTCTTGAATTTTAAAAATTGAGCAACTTCATCGTCGCTCAAACAGTCTATAAAAAACATTTTATACGCAAAAAACTGCTTATCCGTGAGATGTTCTTTCATTAATGAATGAAGCTTTTTCTCTGCGGAAGGAAAATTAATAGATTCGGCTTCTGGTATAGATACAAAATAATTTTGATGATTTTGCAGGCTTACTGTCATCTTCAAATCGTAAGCATTCTTTTTTGTTTTCTCCCATTTAGCATACAATGGGCATTCATTGCATTGTTTTTGACTTTTTGTGAAGCCACATGTATTTTCTTCATTGCTTAACGAAGCTGCTTTATT